CAAAACCACCATACACTATAAATGGTTTTTATGTAGATTACATACCTTCAGGCAGGAGATAAATAAATGGCAGGATATACAAGACAAAGTTCATTTGCAGATGGAGATACAATTACTGCTGCATTATTCAATGATGAATATAATCAGTTAGTAAATGCATTTAATAATTCTACAGGACATACACACGATGGCACATCAGCTTCTGGTCCTGTTATAGGATTAATAGGAGATGCAGGAGAAACTTCTCCAAACAACAAAGTTTTAATAGATACATCAAATAATTACATTGAGTTTTATGTAGAAGTATCAAGTAGTTCAGTACAACAATTATATATAGCAGATGGTGCTATTGTTCCTGTAACAGATA